TAATTATTTTTTCTTAAAATTTCTACCAAAATCGTGAATTTTACTTCGGTTAGCCATTTCTTGTTTAGCAAGGGAAGTTGCAGCACGTAATTCTGCAAGCTCTTCGTTCTGTTCAAGCTTTTCATCCTTGTTTTGTTGGTTCATCATTGCTTTCATCTTATCAAGATTAATTTTTTCTTGAGCTTGTTGTGCAGATACGTAGTCGTCTTTCGCTCTGATGTCTAATTCTCTCGCTTTTAGCTTAGCAATTGGGTCATTTCCGTATTCACCCATTAATTCAGTCTCTTCTTTAGCAAAATCTTCGAACATTTCTGCAATTAAAACTGCTTTTCTAGACTCTATCTGCATATTAACCGCCATCATCTGCTGTTGCATCTGTGGATCTTGTGCCATTGCAGGATTTGCCTGCATTTGTTGTTGCATTTGCTGCATCATTACAATTTGATCCTTAAATTCTACTTCAACTTGCTCTAATGCCATTAAACTTATGTGTTCAAAAATATTTTTTTGCATTGAAGCGGTTACCATTGGGTTTCCTCTGGCCATCGAAGACGACATAAAGTTCATATGGGCTGTTATGTGAGCTCTATGGTCTTGTCCTTTAAAAGCTTGGAAGGGTTGTCCACCTAAAGCTTGAATAGCTTCAATACTAGGATCCATTGGCATAGGTTTTGGAACTGGTTTTAAAACCATGTCAATATTTTTTACACCTAATGCTTCGTACATTGCACGATACGCATTATACAAATTATGCATTTGTGGATTCGATTGTGCTAATTGTAATTCAGCTTGAGCAATTGAAATTCTTTGTGTTTGAGAAAAAATGTTAGGATCAGCAACCGGAAGTATATCTATTCTATCATCAAAGTCTTGTTGTTTAATAGTTCTTTGACCACCTACCACATCATAAGGATACTCTTGTGGTAAATATGTTTTAAATACTCGAGCAAGCATTTTGAATTCATTCTTAAGACTCACATAAATTCTTTTGTGAATCGCAGACATTGTTCTGCTTCCTCGCTCCAACAAAGCCACTGTCGTTCCCACTGCTGCTTGTTGGTTCCCATCACCTACTTGAAGGTCAGCTATCGAAGCAAATCTTTGCCCGGCTGATACAACGACACCCATAAGCTGTAATAAAGTTTGTGAAGGCTCTTTAAATGGTAATGCCATAAATGCATCTTTAATATTTCCACCTGGAGCATCCACGTCTCTAAATTCACCTGGAGTAATAGATTGCGCGTCATCTCTAATTCTGATGCCGCGCATCTTAAACCCTGCTGGTAAATTGGAGAGGGTACCAGCATCTAGTAGTGATCTCAAAGCTGCTGTTGCAGTTCTCGATAAACCACCTATCATATGAATTAATCCAAACCCGTAAAAACCTAGCCCAGGTAAAAATTTAAAATGTACAAAATAAGAAATTTTCTTTTTCTTCGGATCATTAATTTCGTAGTTTCTTCTAATAGATAATACTTCACGTGAAGCTTCTTCGATTGTTACAATGTAAGGTAACTTAATTCCAGTAGGTTGACCATCTTGTCCTCGGTCCTCGAATCCTTCTAAATCTAAATCGACATGAAATTCTAAAATATTATAAATATCTTCATCGTGAGTTTTTTGTATACCTTCAAGCTCTCTTTCTTTTCTCTCAAGATCAGACTCAGTATCTGCAGGAGATCCAAGGTCCACGTCTCTGTAAAAACCAGCCACTTGTTGTTTTCTTAAATCATTCTCTTTGGTTTTAATTACATGGATCACGGCCGTTGCATCTTCTAAAGATGTTGCAGAATAAGGTACAACCAAATCTTCCGCAGGTACAAATTTAGAAACTGCTCTACCTAAAAGATCATCATAGTAAACTTTTTTAAAAGCAGATCCAGCAAGAGGCAGGTAAAATAATAATTGATCAAACTCAGGTTCATATTCTTTCATTTGATCCATTAATTGATAGTTCATAAAATCTTTAACTCTTTTAGATTGCATTTCTTTTTCAGCAGAAGGTGCACCCATAATCTGAGTTCTGATAGGTCCATCTGCTGGAAGTAATTCTTTGTAAGCTAACGCTTGAAATTGTGTAACCGCTTCTGCAAGAACTGGGTGAGTTGCACCTGCAGCTCCATTAAAAGGTTCTGTTCTATCTTCATATTTAAATCCTAAAAGATCTAGACCTGTTATGTAAGTATGTTCCCATTCTTTACGAGACTCTTTATAGTCCATGTAGTTTTGATTTAATTCTGAACCTAGAGGACCTAATGTTTCCTCTGGTAATAACTCAGCTAAATTGTCAAAGTGGTTTTCACTTTGTGCTTGGTTAAATGCTCCAGGTTCAAAATCAATCTCTACACCGCCATCTTCAGTGGGAGTAATTTCTGCGTCACCAGCGTTTGGTATTGATTCGTTAATTTCTTCTTGAACCTCGACTTGCTCTTCGGGCCCTGCTATTTCAACCGTTTTTTTTATTTCGGTTAATGCTTTGTCTATGTCTGCCATTTATTTTCTCCAATTTATCTTGTTTATATGCTTTTGATTGATTAATCAAGCCTTGTGGATTGGGACCACTAAGAGGTGGTATTTGATCTCTTCTTACATAAGGCATATTTTCAGTAAGTGTTGGGTTCTTTTTCATTACCAGTAAAATTTCTTTTTTCTTTTAGGCTGTTGTTCTTCTTGATAATCTTCAGGGTGATCTATAAATCCGCCTTGTCTATACCTTAACAGAGCCTGTGTTGTACTGTCAACTAAATCGTCATGATCACCGTAAGGAAACGCAGCACATTCTTCAACAAGTTCTTGAGCAAACTCTTGATCGAGAGGTGCCCAAATTTGTCCGGCTTCAAAAAGTGGAGAGACTGCATTTACTCTTGCAACTTTATCTTGACCTTTACTCGGTGTAAAATTCATTGCAGGAATTCCCATCTGTCTGAGTTCATACATCAAAGGTAGTCCTGATGCTTTTGCTTCAATGATAACTGTTTCAGGATTCCAATACTTATATTGCTCGAGTGCTACACGACGAAGTTCTGGAAACTCTAAACGTTCCTTATAAGAATCTAATAATATTAATTGACGAGGCGAGTCTTCATTAGGACGAAAAACTCCCCAGGTAGTAATAGCAGAGTAATCTGCAGTTTCTTTTTTAAGATACGCTGTATCATAACTTTGAATTGTGTGTTCGATGTGAGGCATATGTTTAGACTCCCAATTTTTCCACCACTCCCTTTTAATGAGAGCTCCTTCTTCTGAAGTTGGATTCTGCATATACTGCGCGTTCCACTTTGCAACACCAGCAGAAGCTTTGACAGATTCGAGGTCCTCGAGCTTCCAATATTCAGGCCAGACTGGTTTACCTGTAGGTAAGATCGCAGGGAACTCTACCACTTCCCATTGATCCGCGTTCTCGTTGCTTTGTGCGTTTAACAATCTTTGTGTTAAATCTTTTGTAGACCATCTTGTCATAACGACAACAATACGACCTCCAGGTTGAAGACGTTGTCTTGGTCCTGAAGTATACCACTCGTATGCTTTATCAAATGCCGAAGGTGAGTTTACATCTTGCTCTGAATGTGGATCATCGATGATGAGTAGATCAGCACCTCTACCGGTTACCGCACCTTGGACACCGACTGCAAAGTATTCTCCGCCATCAGATGTATTCCAACGTCCTGCAGCTTTACTATCTTCTTGGAGTCTTGTATTAAAAATTTGTTGATACTCTTCTGAGTCAATTAAATGTTTTGCTTTACGTCCAAAGTTTACTGCAAGCTCCGCTGTGTGAGTTGCTTGAATAATTTTTAATTTAGGATTCTGCCCGATCATAAAAGCAGGAAGAAAGAACGACGCAAATTCAGATTTAGTATGCCTAGGTGGCATGTTTATAATTAGACGGGTCAATTCTCCAGAAGCCAATCTATTAAATTTTTCTGCTATAGTTTGATGATGGGACCCCTCTATAAAATCTGGCCACATCTTTTTTACAAAAGATAAAAAATTAGTCTTAACTTGTTTAAGTTCTTTTCTTTGATGTCGTTGTATAATCTGTATCTTGAGCTTTCTTCGCTCAATAGGATCTTCTATTTTATTAATATCTTCAACAGTTAGCATACATTTAAATATGGGTGGTAAAGTATTATACATGATTAACAATGCAAATCAAACTATATAGGGTAGGTCTGGGACCCCTATAATTTTAAGGGGTATTCGCGTAAACATAAAAAGTTTGAATTCCGATATAGTTCCTTTAGGGTCCCCTTTTAGGGTGGGTCCCGCCCACATGCTCTTCTCTAAATGAGCTATGCAGTTTCTGCATAGGATAATGTAGGATAGGCCATGCAAAAACTGCATGGCCATTCTTCCTTAACGAAGCTAGTATTTTTTGTTAATTCCTGCCATTATTCTATTTTCTAATGTAGTTAAACAATTAACCATGAACCGATGTCGAGTATTTAAATTTTTAATACCTCGGTTCGTGATTGTTATTTTCAAACCAATGTGATCTTCAAGAAGCATTGTTATACTCTTATCACTTGGGTTAGATGTAAAATAAGGTTTAACATAAACAAAATCTAAAAATCTTATTCTGAATAAAATCTCTGGAATATTCTTTTCAGTAATTTCATTAATACCTATTCCCATCATCAACCAACCCAAAGTATCAGCTTGTTTGATTGCGTTATCTGAAAAATTTTCAGTGTAATTTTTCATTGTGTCGTAGTGTATGTTTAGTGACATTGTATTCCTTTCGTTAAGTTAATAAATCCATTATGCACAGCTATCCTATAATGTCCAGTAACTATGTGTCCATAATGGGTCAGCTAGATGAGGGAACAAACTAACTGACCTCATAAGTATATGTGATTTTTTTCGTGATTTGTGCCAAATTAATTTTTCTTTTTTTTAGGGTGGGTCCCGCCCACAAGCTCTTATCTATTTTTTTTCTTTTTTTAGGGTGGGCCCCGCCCACATGCTCTTATCTATTTTTTCTAGTGTGGCGTGTGGTTTGGCCACACGCCACAAGTTATTTATTTTACCGCGATCTGTAATA